TACACTTCGGGCGGTTACAATTACCGCGTTTTTAGTTCAAGCGGAACATTGGGTGTAACAGGCGGAACGTTGTCGTGTGACATTCTTGTCATTGCAGGCGGCGGTGGTGGTGGACATGGCGCAGGCGGCGCAGGCGGTTTTCTTCCTTTAACATCACAAAGTTTGAGTGCTAACAATTACACAGTAACGGTTGGTGGCGGTGGTGCTGGTGCTTCGGCTAGTAGAAATACGCGCGGTGCAAATGGGTCTAATTCACAATTAGGCGGTTTAACTGCAGCCGTTGGTGGTGGTGGCGGTGGTAACGGAACAATTGGCGTGACAACTGGCGCAAATGGTGGTTCAGGTGGCGCGGGTTCGCAAGCAACGGGCGAAACATTTGCAGCAGGTGGAACAGGAACATCAGGTCAGGGAAATGCAGGTGGCACGGGTGGTCCATTGTCAGGTGTTTATGGTTCAGGCGGCGGTGGCGGTGCAGGTGGTTCAGGTGGGAACGGTAGTAGCACCGTAGGTGGTGCAGGTGGTATCGGTTCAAATACTTATTCATCTTGGGCAACAGCAACCAGCACAGGCGTTTCAGGTTATTACGCAGGCGGCGGTGGCGGTGGTGCTGACGCTTCAGCAGGTGCAGGTGGTTCAGGTGGTGGTGGTGCAGGTTCAGGTGGCACACCGACTGCGGGCACTGCAAACACTGGCGGTGGCGGTGGTGGTTCATCAAACGTCGGCGGTGCTGCGGGTGGTTCAGGTTTAGTGATAGTTAGGTGGGCGCAATGAGTCATTGGGCAGAATTAGACGAAAACAATTTAGTCATTCGTGTTCTTGTTGGAGACAACAACGAACCCGACGAAGGTGAAGCGTTTATGAATTCACTGGGTGGCATTTGGATCAAAACTTCCTACAACGCAACGATTCGAAAGAATTTTGCAGGAATTGGTTACGAATACGACGTTGTCCTTGACGCGTTTATTCCGCCAAAATGTCATGACGAAGCAACATTGGATTCAACAACGTGCCAATGGAATTGTGGAAATGAGGAACATCATGTCCGTTTATCCTGACGGTACAAATGCACGGTTGATCGAAGTCGCAGCAGCTGAAGTCGGCACGATCGAAGAAGGCGACAACCTGACCAAATACGGCAAATTTACAAAGGCAGACGGTTTGCCCTGGTGTGGTTCGTTCGTCAACTGGTGTGCCAATGAAGCGGGTGTCAAGATTCCTTCAATGGTTTCAACGGCGCAAGGCGCACACAAACTGAAAGAAATGCAACGCTGGTCAGGTATGCCGCAACTTGGTTACCTGGCTTTCATGGACTTTCCACATGACGGCGTTGATCGCATTTCACACATTGGCATTGTTGTCGGCTTGATCGACACAAAGACATGTTTGACGATCGAAGGCAACACCAGCGGGACAGGCGACCAGCGCAATGGCGGAATGGTCATGGTGAAGGTTCGGTCATACGGTGAAGGCAAGGAAATCGTCGGTTTCGGTATTCCAAAGTTTGTGCCGTATAAGGGAGAATTTCCAAAAGTTGAAATGCCAAAGTCGGCAACGAAGCCAACAAAGGAGAAAAAATGGAACAAGCCAAAGCCGTAGCAGCGTCATGGGCACGATCATTTATGGCGGCAGCACTTGCCCTATACATGGCGGGCGTGACTGACCCTAAGACCCTTGCAATGGCAGGTGCAGCAGCAGTCGCACCAGTCATTTTGCGTTGGTTAAATCCAAACGACAAAGCCTTCGGTTCTACGGGGAAGTGAACCGACGATTCGCAGCGGCAGGGTTGGCTTGGGCACTTGCGCTAATCCTGTCCGCTTGCGGGTATCAAGGGTGGGTACGTTATGAATGTCAAGAATTCGACAACTGGTCAAAAGCGCATTGCCAAAAACCGCAATGTCTCCCCACTGGAACATGCACTGACGACCTACTTGGAATTGAATCGGAACAGACCCGCACGCCGTAAGTCACCCGAAGAAGTCCACGCGCAGCTGATTTTGATAATTGGTTCAACCCTTGCAGCAGTGTTTTTAGTTGTAACCGTTGGCATAACCTACGCACTGATTTTCGTCACGCAACCAGTCAGCGCGCAAGCACCAAATGACGCAGCCTTTATCGATCTATTGAAGACCCTGGCAATTTTCTTGACTGGTTCATTGGGTGGCGTACTTGCTGGCAATGGACTGAAATCAAAGCCAAAGCCGCAAGACACGCCGACAAACACACAAGGTTCTTGACCGCGCGCCAATCATGCGTCACCCTGAGTTCAGGTGGTAGTCCTACCGCCTAGAATCGGGAGAATTCAAAATGGTACTTGATCTACTTGACCCGCAAACGCTGGGTCGTTTGGTGCTTGTCGTCATTCTTATGGTGATTTCAGCCGCTGCGGGATACGCAAAAGGCTTCAAAGAAGGCAAGCGTGAAGGCATGGCACGACGTAAAGCAATGGTTCGTCACATAGCAAATAAGGCGGTCAAATAATGGCTGGCTTCCTGGACAACTACGAAGACGTAGCGGCACGAATCAAACGTTTTTGGGAAACACACCCTTCAGGGCGTATTGAAAACAACATCATTGAATTCAATGCTGAAAAGGGTTTCATTTTAGTCCAAACCCAAATTTACAAAGAGTACGAAGATGAAAAACCTTCGGCGATCGATTACGCATTCGGCAACGTGGCAACTTACAACGTCCAAATGAAAAAGTTTTTTGTCGAAGATACAGTCACGTCCAGCATTGGACGCTGCATTGGTTTGTTGTTGGGTACGGATAAACGTCCAACCCGTCAAGACATGGAAAAGGTCGAAACAATTAGCACAAGCGTTGCCAAATCCACGGCTGACGATTATGACCCGTGGTCAAAGAAGTTCGGCGACGTGCCTAGTTACAAGACCGCAGCTGAAGCCGAACAGTCAGGCATTCCTTCATTAGGTTCATCAATGGACGAAATAGCCAAAACCTTGGGCGGGCAATTAGTCGAAGAAGCACCGCAATGCAGTCATGGTCACCGCATTTGGAAGCAAGCCCACGAAGGCGCACCAAAGAATTGGGGCGGGTATTTCTGCACTGAACGCACAAAGGCAACGCAATGCTCGCCAAACTGGTACGTTCTCACATCATCAGGAAAATGGGCACCCCAGGTATGAGCGACTTAATGGAAATTATCTACCCACAATCCATGACGGCAAAACTGCTGCAAAATGGTGAAGTGATCGCCGAATACAAAGTCGAGCAATGCGACGGGTGTGCGAAGTTGTTGAAACTTGACCCATTTGGTTACAAGATCGGGCAGGCAGGCGAAAAACTTGCTTGGTTGTGTGGTGAGTGTCGGTGAAAATGACATTGACCCGCGAAGAAGAAACCGTGTGCATGCTCGCAGCGGTCAAATTGCAGGTGGACAACCGTAAATTCATGGACAACCCACAACGTCACCAAAAGGAAATGGGAACGTTTGAATACTTGGTTGAATCGGCTGAAGCAATCGGCAGCGAATGGGTTGTTGCCAAATACTTCGATCTTCCATTCAACCCGTATGAAAACAAATTCAAAACAAAGGCTGACGTAGGCAATGCGATCGAAGTGCGGTGGACAAAGTACGTTGCCGGGCAACTGATCGTTCACGAATACGACAGACCAAACGACATTGCAGTGTTAGTCACTGGTCAATCGCCCCACTACTTCATTGCAGGGTGGATTCCAATCGCAATGGCACAGCGCCCGAAGTATCGACACAGTAAGCAACCAAATTGGTGGGTGACTCAAATCAATCTTCAACCAATTGAGAATTTAAGGAAATCCAACTATGGACAAAGTGCAATTTGAATGCAGAATCTGCAAGAAGATCACGGTGCAGCTGATTCACAAAATAACCGACAACTTGCCCCAGGGTGTCGAAGTAATCCAATGCACGAAGTGCGAAGTCATGGGGGTTGCACAGATAGGGGATTCAAATGCCAATCTATGAGTTTGAATGCACGGTGTGCAAAATCCGTGTTGAAGTGGATCGATCAATCCACGACGAACGCAATCCAATCTGCTGCGGTGAAAACATGAGTCGCAGGTACTCAACTTTCGGCATTTCCTTCAAAGGGGACGGCTGGGGACATCAATGAGTTATCCACAGAAGTTATACACAGGGTGCAAAAGGTTGTGGGACACGCCCAACGTCATGCGTAAGTTATTCATTTACTTGACAGGCGCGGTACGATCTAATCGCTTGAAGCGCGCCGCTGAGGCGGTGAGCGCGCGAGGGCGAATCGATCTAATGGGCAAGGTCTTTGCCTTTACGGCAATGCTTTCAACAATGAGCATTCCAGCAGCTGAATCAGCAAACTATTCAACAGATCATTTAAAGTTGTATGCACATTCAAGGATTCTGGACTACAAGGAATTTCAATGCTTTAACAAGATCATCACAAAGGAATCGCGTTGGTCATACGTCGCGAAGAATGGTAGTCATTTCGGTTTGGGTCAAATGCGCTCGAAGCATTACCGTGACCTTGACCCATTCAGACAGATCGACGCTTCATTGCGATACATAACAAACCGTTATCAAACGCCATGCAAGGCATGGGCATTTCATCAGAAAAGGAATTACTACTGATGAGCAGTGCATTGAAAGACAATGGTTCAACATCTAAGTGGCGAAAGATTCGTCAACGTATCCTTCAACGTGACGGTTACACTTGTCAGCATTGTGGTGGTGAAGCCAATTCAGTTGATCACATAGTGCCACGTGCCTTGAACGGTAGTGACGAAGAATGGAATCTTCAATCATTATGCACACCATGCAATTCAAGCAAGGGGGGTAGGTTTTTTAGCACGCCTAAGACAC